ACGAAGAACGGCAAGCATCCGCTTCGGATCGATTTGAATCGCCCGGGCAATGACAGAAGCAGCATGTCCTTCAGCGTGCATGGTTCGTATTTTTGTTTCTTGGTGCGGCGCAGGCCGCCACGGCTTAGGTCCACGTGCTCCCATAATACAAGACACTATACAGAACTAAGAACAGCGGCACAACGTATGCGGCGTACGTACTATTGACAGCAAAAAGCTCAGAATGAACTCCACTGTGGGAAGGACCCAAGATGCCTTCGATGTTCAGGGAGACCTTGACCCGCTGCTTCAACTGGTCCGTGTACGACTTGTAGTACTGGAGCCAGGTTAGCAGCAGCGGTGCCTTGTCGTTGACCCCGACGTTGATCCCACCCGTTGAGTAGTTGATGTGGTTGCGGATCTGAAGAAGAGCGATTGACTCGATGAGCGAGATGACCGTCATGCGCAGAAGGAGCGCGTGCTGGTTTCGAACGAGGAGGTCCTCGAGCGTCACATTGGTGAAGTGAGGGGTTCCGTTGAAGTCCGAGAGGGCGTCGCACACCGCCCATGCAATCTGGCGGTCGCTGGACTCTTCTCCTCGAACGATTCGGTTCAGCTCGGGGAAGTCACGCGTGTAGAGGCGCACGGTCTGAACGAACGCGCGCATCGCCGGACTGACGGTGGGGATTCCCTCGAGCGACATGGACTACTCCTTCTTGTTCTTCTGGGCCTTCGGCTTCTTGGTCTATTCCTTGGGAGGAGTAGCGGTCGAAGCAGCGCGCGCTGCAAGGACCTCTTCGGCTCCTTCAGGGATGTCGATGGGGAGGTTCTCGAGGTCGACGACGGCGGGGCCCACCGGCGGAACTGCCGGCGTGATGACCCCCGGGTACTCCGGAAGCGGTAGAAGCGCGGGCACCGGCTCGGTGTTGCGCACCTGAACAGGCGCAGTCGGATTTGCGTCGACGTCGGCGCGAAGGTCCGTCTTGAGGAAGGTACGCCCTTGCGGCGGATCGTTCGCGATGCTGTCGGGGAGGCGCTTGGGAAGCGGAGGGTCGGCAGGAATCTGCATGGCCTCGATCGTATCCAAGTCGACGGGCTTATGGGTGGCCGTCTTCACCTCAAGAATCCCCTGCTCGTGGAGCTCCTTGAGCGACGGAAGGTTCCGGAGGAGCTCGTCGCGGGTGACGACGAGGGGCCGGTTCGGGATGAGGCGCCGCTGCGTGTCGAGGATGAAGCGGGTGTGCCGAGGATGCTGAGCCGCCCGCGCACGTTGAAGCCGGGTGCGCGGAGAGCGGGTCGTGCTGTGGATGAGAAACACGTCCATGAGACCTCGAAAAGGTAAGGGCGCCGGGCCGAGTCCGGCACCGACGCCCTTGTTTCGCCACCACCAGTTGCCCGGTGGAATCCCGAGATGGGATCAGTAGGCGTTGACTTGCGGGAAGGTGAGGCCCTGATCCGCGCGGTTGTTGACCGCACCGAGCGCGTCCTCGGAGACCGGGATGAAGTTCGAGAGCAGCCCGTCGACGTTCACCGAGGTGGCGTCGGCCGAGTAGAGCTCGAGCTTGCGGACCGCCGCGATGTTCAGCATGCCCATGCCGATGTCCTCCCACGCCTGGAAGGTGATCATGTTGGCGATCTTGTCGATGTAGAACTTCGAGTTGTTCAGGATGTAGAACTTCCCGAAGAACTCCGGACGGGTGAAGCAGTAGACGTTGCCCGGGCGGAGCAAGTCCGTCTTGATCGTCCGGACGACCGAGCGGCCGAGGACCGTGTTGTACTTGTAGCCGTCGACCGTGGTCTCCGACTGCATCTTGTCGCCCTGGTCTTCGACGGTCCACTGAAGGATGTCGTCCCAGTCGACCTCGGTCATCAGGATGCGCTCGGACCGCAAGCGGTTACCGTCGAGCATCTTGAAGAGGTTGACGAGGTCCGGCCGCTGGATGGCGCGGACGAGGGCGTTGTTGACGCCGGCGGTGCGCGCGAGCTCGCCCTTGCGGACCGAGAACTCGACGACGCTGCCTGCGAGGACGTTCGTGTAGTTCAGCGAGGTCGTGACCCCGCCGTTCGCCTCGGTCTGAAGCGCCTGGACGGCCGCCTCGATGTGAACGAGGAACTCACGGTCCTCGATCTCCTGGATGTCCTTCACCGAGTTGTCCTCGATGACCTTGGTGATGGGCATCTCGTAGGCGAGAAGCTCCTGCTCCGCCTTCTGGAACATCTCGCTCGAGATCGTGAAGAACGCGATCTCGGCGCGAGCGCCGCGGATGAAGCGAGCGGTCGGCTGCCCGCGGAAGCTCATGGACATCGCGCGGCTCTGCGGCTCGATGTCGACGATCTTCACGAGGGTGTCGTGGTTGATCGACCGTTGGCAGTCGGTGCGGGTGACCTGCTCCGGCGGAAGGATCTTCCGCGCGAAAGAGACCTCGCGCAGACGATCGCGGATGTAGGAACCGCCGTGCTCGGCGATCTTTTCTTTGCCCTCCGCGGTTCCCAACCGCTGAGAGAACATGTCGTTCAGTGCTCGTGCGGGGACACTCATGACTTCTCCTTTCCTTCTTCTGGGTGCCCTTACGAGCGGAACCCCTGGATGAACCGAAGCTTGCCGCCGTTGTTGGCCGGAAGCTTCGTGACGTACCCGACGATCGGGTCCGAGCTCGAGTACTGCGTGCCGACGAGGCCGCAGTAGATCTTGCCACCGATGCTGACCGATGCGACCTTGAGGGGCTGCATGACCGACGTGATGGCGAGGCCGCCGTTGACGACAGCGCTCGCGTCGAAGACGCGGGTGTCGATCTCGTAGAAGCCGCCGAAGAGAATCGGCATCTTCTTGAGCGACATGGCCTGGACGTCCGTGCGCCCCTTCTCGGCCCAGAGCGGGAAGCTGCGGACCGTGGCGGCGTTGCCCGCGCCGCCGATGCTGGCCGCGCGCAGGATCTGGTAGGACGAGTTCAGAACCATCCACTCGCCGTCGATCAACGCGGACGCGTTGGCCGGATCAGCGAGAGTGGGATCCGCCAGGGGGAAGTCCCGGCGGTGAACCGGGAGGATGTCCGTCACCGGTTCGAAGTTGACTTTTTGGATCGTCGACATGTTGAATTCCTCCTAGAACCGATGAGACTCAGCTACCGCTGATGATGAACTGCTCGAGCAACGAGGTACCCGAAGCACTCGGGCGGTCGTCGGTCAAGTCGCTGGATTGCAGAGACGCGAGCTTATCGCCCATGTCGGGCCCGACGAGCTCGACCGCCGCCTTGACGGTGTCCAGCTTGCCTTCCGCCGCCATCTTCTCGAGATTGGCGGTGATCTGATCAATCGAGAGGTCCCCGGTGAGGCCCTTCGACTGCATAGTGTGCGCGAGCTTCGCCGCGTCTTGGTGCAGCTCCATGGCGGCGACCTTGTTGAGCGCTTCGTCGCGCTCCGCGGCCACTGTGCGAAGGGCCGTAGCGGCGTCCTTCAGGAGCTGAGAGAAATGCTCTTGGGCGATCTTTTCCATGGCTCAGTTCCCCTTGAGGAGGTCTTCGACGAAGGCGCGAGCCGCAGCGACCTTTTCGCCTGCGACTTGCTCGGTGGATTCCCCCGCGCTCGCGAACTTGGTCCCCGCCTTCGGGGTGCTGTCGAACGCGACTGCGAGGGTCTTGTCGGTCGCTCCCGAGAGCGCCGGCTCCTTGAAGTACTTGCCGAGGTCGGCCTTCGGACCTGCCTTCGCTTGCCCCTTCGTGTAGCCGATGGCGCCCGTGGTCGTGGACGCGAGGTCCATTCCCGGTCCGGGCTTGCCGCCGGCGGGCATGCCGCCCGGCTGGCCCGACATGCTCGTCTCGGGCGGCACCGCAGCGCCGGCCGAGATGTGGGCGGGGTTGATCCGATCCTCGGCGACCTTGCTCAGGCGCTCAAGGTTCTTTTGGATCGACGCCGTCTTGCACGAGCAGGCGTCCTTCTCCTTGCCGCAATGCTCGCAGCTCTTGGGCTCGTCCTTGCCGGCGAGCTTCTTGAGGCGCTCCGCGTTGCGCTCCGCGAGGCTGGCGATCTTGGTCGGGGCGTGGCCCGGCGTAGACGCCTTGTTGGTCTCGAGGGCGTTGCCGGCCGCGTCGGACGGACGAGCCTTCTCGACACCGGGGTGCGTCGGCGGCTGCTGATGCCCCTGACCTTTGTGATCCGGGAGCGGCGTGCTCGCCGTGGCGTGAGAGACAGGAAGCGCTCCGGGGCCTTTCCCCGGGCCGACTTCGAACGCGATCTTGTCGAGGTTCTCTGCCGCCCAGTCGAGGCCGTGCGCGAGCTTGTCGATGTACTCTTTCGAGACGACAGTCGTCGTGTCGCTCGCAGTCTTCTCGACGGGCTCACCGGCTTGTCGGCGGGCTTCCTCTTCGATCGCCACACGCGTCATGACGCCGGCCGAGGCCGCCTTGACGAGGTCTTGCAGATTGGGGCGCGATGCTTGGCTCATGAATGACCCTAGTTTTGGTAGTAGCGATTTCTGCGACGATGCGCCAGCGTCAGGGACGGGCGGTGCCCCCGAGTTGACTCGGGTGAAGTTGTTGCGAAAGCCCATCCCGACTGGTCCCCGTTTGCCGGGAGCCAGTCGGGACACGACCTGAGGTTGCGGAAGCGCTGAAGAGCCCGCCGCCGACAGCAGAGTCCCTCCCGAAGACTCGCCATCGGCGGTCTTCAGAAAGAGCTCGAGGTCGGACGGCGGCATCATGCATCAGCTCGCCCAGGTGACGGGGTAGCCCGCAGCTTCGAGGAGCTCGAGGGCGCGAATCTGCTTGGCCGTCTCGAAGTCGGTCGCCGACGCGACCTTGGTGTTCTTCGCAGGAACGAGGTTCAGGGTGAGAACGGCGCCGAGGCGTTCCGCGAGCGCTTCCTTCTCGAGACCGGCCTCGATGCCCATCTGGTAGGCGACCTTCGCGGCGATCTTGCTCAGGGAGGCGTTCTCGTCGAGCTCGGTAACGAGAACCGGAGCCGAGGCCTTCTTCTCCTCGTCCTTCTTCTCGTCTTTCTTCTCGTCCTTCTTCTCCTCGTCCTTGCCCTTCTCGCCTTCGTCCTTCTTCTTCATGAACTGCGGCGGGAACTCGGCGGCTTTGGGGATGCCGAGGAACTCGAGACCGCCATCACTGGCGATCTTGCGCATCTCCTGAACGTACGCGTGGGCCATCTGGCGGCCGGCGCGATCCGCCTGCTGCCACGCAACCTGGGCTTCCTTGGTCTTGGACCACGCCTCGAAGGCAATCGCTTCGGCCTTCTTCTCCTCGTCCTCGTCGCTCTTCGCCTCGGGCTCGTCCTTCTTCTTTTCCTTCTCGGCGGCCGACTTCGCGAAGGTGTGGTCCCACAGCTCCTTGATCTGCGCGTCGCTGAGGGTGCTGAGGTCGATGTTGTGGTCGGCGGCGAGCTTGGCGAAGAGGGCCTGCTGGGCGACCTTCTGCTGGTCTTCGACGGGGCGGGCACCGGCGGTGCCGTAGGTCTCTGCGAGGAACTCGTCCATCTGGTTCGACATGAGGTGACTCCGGTTGGTGGTAGAAGTTGTCACGTGTTCCTCGAGGGGATTCCCCTCTCCACGTCGGCGCTTGCCTGTTTCATCGGTGCCGTCTCATCCAAGAACGCGGTCTTGAGATAGGCAGCAGACAACGGTGTGAATAGCTCGTTCAAGGGGGCCTGCGCAAGTTTCTTCAGACCGTTGTCTTCGAGTCCTGAGCGATCGAGCGTCTCTTGGATGTGAGGCAGAAGACTCATGATCGCTTGTCGGTACCCGTTGTACGCAGCACCCATCTTACACATCAGATCTGAGGAAAGGGAAGAAGCGGTCTTGGCTACCTCTTTTGGACCCCTACCCATGACGATGACGACACGCTTTTCGATGGAAGGTCCGAGAGCAGATCGAGCGGAAAGAAACGGGAGAAGCAGCGATGCAAGGGCCTCGCTAAACCCGCCAGTTTCCATGAGCGATGCATCGGAGTCCTTGGATCGGGAAAAGACTTCGCCGTTCCGATCCAAGTCGTCCGCAAGGTTCCCACGACCTGCGTGCACAAGAACGACTCGTTGGAATTCGCGTGGCCGAAGAACGATGCCAAGCGTTGCTGCTGTTGAGAGACCTTCGCCGAGCGGCCGAGATGCGATGGCATCGAGAACCCCCTTAGGAAGATCTGGCTCACCTGCGGCCAGAGCGGGAACAGCTTTTCCTGCAAACTGGGAAGGCGTGACGTTCTTGGTGATCTCGCTGCTCTTCTGCTTGGCGTCCTTTCGAAGAAACGCGTGGAAGCTTTCCACCGCACTTGCGGTCTTCTCCTGTGCCTCCTCTTCGACATACCCAAGCTTCTCGGCGAGCTCCACGGACGGGACCGTCCAGAACTTCTTCGCGTCGCCGGCGATCTTCATCATGACCTTCGCCGTCTTGTCGGCGCCGATGAAGACGTAGCTGATGTCGAAGAAGCGGGGGTAGTCGTTGTAGACGAAGACCTTTCGCCCATCAGAAAGGATTCGATTCATTGAGTCGCGTGCGTGGTCACAGTAGTCACGTCGCGTAATGGAAAGCCCTCGAATGCCCGTCCCGTTCTTCTGCTTCAGGTTCCGGTGGTACTCGAGAGCGGCCGCGCCTGGCGACGCGTGCTTACCCGGTTGGAACGAGGCGATGGCCTTGTTGTACTTGTCCCAATCCAAGCAGATCGAACAGGTGTCGTACGGGACCTTGCAGCCCATCGACACGTCTGGAAACTGCCCGGCCTTGATCTTGTCCCAGACAGGCACGCCGCCGAACTTCTCGCACTTGTCTTTGTCGATGCGCGCTACGAGCTCGACACGCTTCATCCGGGGGTTCCACACCGCGAGCTCGACTTCGCCAAAAGCGCGCGTCGAGTCTTGGTTGCGATGGTGGGCGTACGGGTGGGCGTAATAGAACGTCGGGAACCCGTACGCCCAGCTACGCGCCTTTTCCTTGTCCACGAGCGGGTTGCCCGTCCAGCCGTCTGGTGCGTGGATGAGAGCAGCCTCGGGAAAGAAGTCCCCGTTGACGTTCGATCCCCAGAACTCGCCCGCTCCCATCGCGTTGAGGAGCGTGTACTGCGCGTCCGGTCGAGGCCGCAGTGTGTCGATGTACTTCACGACCTCGGACAAGAGAGTCGGAGCCGCCACCTTCTCGAAGTAGGCATCCGCAGACGTGAAGAGGGGGATCGCCGCCGGTCCCCTCTCTGCGCTGCCAAGGAAGAGGCTGGTCTTGATCATCAGGGGGTGCGCTTGCCGACCGCGATGTCGCGGAAGTAGTCCGGCGGCAGCTCTTCTTCGCTCTTGCGCGCCTGACGGCGCATGTGCTCTTGAAGGCCCATGTGCATGACAGCACGCTCGTCCTTCTTCGCTTCGCGCTCCTCGTCCCCTTCGTTCTTCATGAACGAGGTCATGCCTGCCTGAGCGCCGCCGATTGCCCCTCGATGGAACGCGTCCGCCGTCGGGCTGGCAGGGGTCTCCTGGGAGAGCGCTTCGAGAAGGACGCCGCCAGCGTTGTCCGGTCGAAGCTGCATCATGCGGCGCATGTAGACGCCGGCGATCATCGGGTCCTTGGCGAAGTGCGGCTGGATGGCGCGCAGAGAACTGTACCCCTCGTTGAATTCCTTCGGCCGCTCCGCGTGGTACTGCTGAAGGTCCGCGTTGAACGTCGAGTTCATCATCTGCTTGAAGTCTCGCGCCTTCGTCACGGCATCGTAGAGCTTCCCCGCGGCGACGCCCACGGCAGCGATGCCCGCACCAGCGGCTGCGGTTCCGAGACCCGTTGCAGCAGCGCTGCCAACTGCACGGCCGATGCGCCCCAGGTTAGGGGCAGCCGTCTTGAACGTGATGAACTCCTCGATCGGATTCGTCATGACGCCTCTCAGTACATGGGGTAGGGGAAGCCGCCGTACTGCATCGTCAGCTCCTGGTTCTTCTGTTGGAACTCCGGCGTTCCCGGAACGAATGATTTCAGCGCACGCCCCGCGGGCGTGTCGGCGAGAGCGTTCAAGTGCTGGGCACCGCGCACCGCGAGTCCGCCTGCCACGGCGTGCGGCGCGTACTTCACGGCACCGCCGACGATCTTCTTGCCAGCCGCGGTGATCGGGGAGCCTTTGCCGAGAAGGAAGTCACCGACGTGCCCGGCGCCTTGCTCGACCGGACCACTCATGTGAGCGAACAGGTCTGTCACGCGCTTCACCGCACCAGGGCTGACGGCAGCCGCCGTCTTCTGATCAGCGGCGCCCGTGAGGCTGATCAGGTTGTCGAAAAAAGAGACGATGTTCTCGGTCGATCCGTTGCGAAGGAAGTTGGTCGCCTCGTCGTAGGCCACCTTCACCTCGTCCCGCGATTGGCGGGTTTCGGCCAGCTTTTGGAGGGTGCCGCAGAACTCGGTCATCGCCACGATCAGCGGATGCTCCGGATTCACGCCACGAGCCGACCCCGTCTTCTCGATCGAAGCCCCGACAGCGGCTTCGGTGAAAACCCCGTCCTGCACGAGGCGGGGCTTCAGCATGACGAAGGCGGCCTTGACGAAGGCGGGGTCTTCGATGAACGGTGCCCAAGCGCGGATCATCTCTCCGAGCTCGACTCCTTCCATCGCGGCTTGTTTCACCTGGTGGTAGAGGTTGGCCGAGACGTCTTGGTACATCAGCTCGAGGCCACTCAAGAGCGACGTCTGGTTCTCGTAGAGCGAGGCGAGCTTGTCGCGAAGGTCGAGCACATCACCGAGCGGACGAGCTCGAGGAGTCGTGTCGACGGCTTCGTGAGCAAACGCCGTCTTCAAGGTGCCTTCCCACTCCTCGCTCGAGGCGCGCTTCTCCCGCGGCGGCGCGGTGTAATCGAGGGTGCCGCGATCGAATACGGTGCCGCCCCCGCCGTCGTTCAGATCCTGAAGGACCGCGGCGGGGTCTGCGGGCCCGCCATCGAACTCGATGACACGGTGCGACCCTTCCTTGTTGAACTCCTGAAGGTAGGCGGCCGTGTTGGCGAACTCCACCACGCGGCGAACCTGCTCGGGAGAGAGGCCCGCCTGCTTGATGGTCTCGACGACGGCCTCCGTGAGGCGTTCGTACTTGCCAGACGACCAAACGTCCGCGGCTTTCTTGCCGAAAGCCTCGAGCTCCTCACCGGAGACCGAGCGGGCGTGGCGCTGTTGAAGAGCGGCCTGGGCAGGAAAATCGTTCATTCAACGCTCCGACTGTGGTTTCTTCATGAATAGCATGACGGAACGAGGCAAGGGAAGGCGACTACCGGACGACGGGCTCCTGACCAAGAAGCAGGCGGCAGACCACCTGGGTGTTCCCCTCGCCACGATCAGCGAGATGGTCCGGAACAAAGTGCTTCAGGCATACCGGTTCAACCGAAAGTCGCACTTCTACCTCTCTGACCTGAATGCGGCCGCGCGCTCGTTGGGCTCTGGAATCACTCTCGTCAAGGCGCACGCCACCGCCCTGCAAGCGCTCGCCAAGGTGGCCCAACTCGAACGCAAGATGGCCGACATGCTCGTCGTACTCGGCGTCGACCACGAGTTTCAGCCGCTGACCGAAGAGCTCGTCATCGAGAAGCATCAGCGCGTTTTGGACCAGCTACGGCGGCCACAAAAAGACGTCACGGCCGCTGAGCTGATGCAGTGGGCGCGGTTCTACTTCACGTTGGACGAAGGCTTCTTCCTGTTCGCAACGGCGGTGCTGGGAACGAAAGAGCCGTGGCTGCCTTTCATGAGGCTCGGAGTGGCGCTGCTCACAGAGCGCAACCAAGGCGACCTCGAGAAGTCGGCGGCCTTCGAGTTTCTTTCGGCCGCGATTCGGTCAGCACGTTGTGCAGCCTACCTCGTATGCCGGGGCCGTTACGGCGAGGGAAAAGCGAACCTGGCGTTCCCGGACACCAAGGACGCCAGCCTCTCCCTCTCAATTCTTGCCCTCGTTCAGAACGCAGAACAGCGCCAGCGCGACTAGCCCTGGTTCGTCGGGCCGGCGTACGTAAACGGAATGGGCCCACGATCCTTGTCTTCGCGAAGAGGCGCCATGATGTCAGGGCGCGCGAACTTCATCATCGAGGCGAGGAAGCAGTAGAGCAGGGCATGGAAGGAGTCATCCGGACGATCTCGCGCATGGTCGTACTGGAGCATGCGGAGCTTCTCGTTGTACTCCGCGCTGATGTTGCACATGTCCTGCGCATAGATCTTCTTGAACTCTGCGGCTCGAGGGAACTCAAAGACGTTGCCCCGCTTGATAGCGTTCAGAATGTCGCTCATCACGGCCGTTCGATGAACGATGTAGTGTGTCAACCCCTTGTTGAACATCACCTTCTTCTTCACGCGCGGCATGTACTGAAAGTTGACGGTGCGGTCTGCGCCGAACTTCTTGCGGAGATGGTGGTTCGGGTAGTGCCCTCCGCCGTAGTCCGAGCCGATGACAAGGACTCGCGCCGCGTTCAAGATCGTCACGATCTTGGCGAGCTGTGTGTCGGGGTCGAGGTCCGCCCCCATAAACCGATGGATGTAGATGATTCGAAACCGGCTGTTGACGTACGTGCCCAGAACCAGGACGGTGTAGCTGTTCTCGCCTGTGCCCCAGTCGAGCCCCGCAAAGATGGGGTTGTTCGTCGCGTTGCGGAAGTACTTCTTCAGCTCTTCCGGGTGCATCGTGATGTCGTCACGGCAGCACGCCAAAACCTGCCCCATTGAAAGGGGCCGCATCCCGGAGTCGTACGAAAGCCCGAGGACCTCGTTGTAGAACTGGTTGCGCGGGTAGCGCCCGTAGTCGAGTAGGATTTCATCCCACTTCTTCCAGGGAACCATGAGCTGCGGAATGCGGAAGCTTTCGAACGCTGCATCTTGGATCTGAACAGCCCATTGAGCGTCCTCGTGCTGAGAGTAGATCAGGTTCCCGCACTTCTCGCAGATGAGCCCCTTCTTGCCGATGTTCTTCTCACCGAGGATGTTCCAGTAACGCCCGGTCTCTCCGCCGTGCGCGTCGCAGGGAACCATCCACTCGCCCTGCGTTGAATGGTTGGCGCGATAGTACTCAATGTTGTTGTCGAGAGTCTTAGGTGTACCCGCATAGACGAAGTTCTTCCATCGCTCCGGCGCGTGGCCCGTACACTGCTCGATGACGGGAATGTTGTCGGAGAGGATGTCCTGGAACTCATCGATCAGGAGCATCCAGGCAGGGATACCGCGGCACCTGTCTGCGTTGAGGAACGCGTTTCGAAGGGTGACCTTGGAGAAGTTGATGAACTGCTTCTCAAAGACGTTCTGAGAAAGAAGCCGCGTCGTGTACTTCTTCAGGACGTCGCTAGTTTCGATCGGCTCCTTGAGACGATCGGTCGAGAACGTCTTGGTCTGCGTCGACGTCGGAGAGACGTAGAGGACCTTGTACGCAGGGACCATCGCACAGTACGCAATCGCCCGGTTACCGAGCAAGGTGGACTTCTCGACCTGGCGAGCCGTACAGAGAAGGATGCGCCGCGACGGCGTGTCGTAGGGGCGACGAAGGTGCCGGCGTCCGTCGAAAGAGAAGTTGTGGAACCCGGGAGATCCGTCATCTTTCGGGATACGAAAGGCGACCTCGGTGAAGGTAGAGATCGAAACAGTCAACTGATCGAACTCGTCCTCGGTGGTCTCGGGTCCTACAAAGTTGTTCCAGTTCTCTTCGTCGAAGGCCCAATCGCCTTCGGGATCGGTATCATCGAACTCGTCGTCTTCGTCGAGTACAGAAGCGGCTTCCTCGAACGCCAATGTTTCCTCCTACTAAAACCAACGATCCAAACGAAGCAATGATGAACGCACTGAGCTCCCTCGCTCGAGGTGGCGGTCAGTTCCGTCAAGATGTTCTTCTTCGGCAAGAAGATCAAGAGACCTGCTTCACCGTAGGCTACACGTCCGCGCCGCCAGAAGGTGCCAGGAAGATCCTACCGAAGTACCTACGGGCCTACCTTCGCCTGTCTGGCTGGTCCGTTCGATCCCTTCGCATGAGGGGGACCTACTTCGAGGTCAAGATCGCAAAGCGGTCAGAAGGCGATCGTAGAAGTTCTGAATGAACGCCACCATGTCGAGAGACGCATCTGCGTACCCATAGGCGCGGAACCACCACGAGTCGATGTCGAAGTCTCGAACCCTCTGCGCCTGAAGCGTGGGGTACTCCGCACGGAAGTGGGCACGCGCGGTGGCGTCGAGAGACGTCGGGAACGCATTCTCCCAGAAGCCCTCGTAGCCTCCAGGAAGCTCTACTTTCGGATCGAGAAGGAAGAAGTGGAACACCAGGTCCTTCTCGACGCGGGCTACCTCCACGCGAAGGTACGGACTCAAGACGGTCTCGGCGAACTGAAGGGCCGACGCGCCCATGTCCGTCTGTTCTTTGACCGCGTCGACAACGACGGCGTTGCGCAGGACTTCTTGGCTATTCGACGGGTTCATTCGATTCTTCCTCTTCTGCCTCAGCTTCTTGGGGCCCGCTGACTTCTTCGACGGCAGGTGCGGGGTCCTTGTTCAGTTCCGTGGTGTGGTCGCCGTGCGACAAGTCACGGATCATAGGAAGCACTCGGTAGTCGTGCTGCACTTGGACCTTGTTCATCGACTTGAGCAGATTCTCCTCGGGCCGATCGTACTTCTCGTTGAACTCCTCCAGCACGCGCACCGTGTTGCTCACGTTTGCAGCACGCTGGTCGTACCCGATGCTGCCTTGCTCGAGCTCTTGCCCGAGGCGAAGAACGGCCATCACGTGGTTGCGCCTCATGATCTCCTTGACGTCGATCGACGAAGGAATGATCCCCGCTGCGACCTGAGTGATCATCGACGAGATGGGCGACTGCCCTGACATGACAGCGACCCAGCGTGGGTCCATGTACAGGTCGGCCTTGGGCAGATGGTTGTACCGGGCACGAAGAAGCGTCTTCAACCCGATCGTGTCAATGGTCTCGGTCTGCCAGAAAAGGTAGCGGTAGCGATTGACGACGGTCACCGGTGCTGAGATTCCGTACGACTTCTCCAGACGAGAAGCGATGAGGTACGGAGGCATGCGGTTGATGAAGACCGCCTCGAGTGTCGCCTTTGCCTTGCCGTGGTCGAGGAGCTCGAACGCGCCGAGGGTATCCCCATCGGGGTGAAAGAGATTCAGGAGCCCGTGCTTGGCGATGAACTTGAACGAGTCAGCATGCGCCCGATCCCGAGGGCGAAAGTGCTCTGGCTTGTCCGCAACCAGACCGCGCAGTCGATCTACGTACGCGTCCGAAACGAAGTCCAAGTCCAGCGACTGGATGATCCCCTTGATCTGATCGTTGGTGTAGCGAGACTCTGCGAGGATCAAGTACTTCAGGTACACCTCGCACGGACTTCGGCGCATGGTCAGTTCCGGTTGAATGCCACCGTGTTGAGTCCCTCGATGACGTCCTCGAGGCCACGAACCGCACGCTCGCAGGCCGCGGCGGAAACATCCTGGAGACCCAAGCGGGCCGCCATCAAGATCTCGCAGAGCTTCTGCTGCGTCTGATCGAGCTCGGGGAGGTAGCTGATGAACGTGATGATGTTCTCGGGATTGATGAAGTTCAACGAGAGAACGGTGTCGACCGCTGACGGATCGGGAATCTCCGACGCCTCCTTGGTCAGGTTGCAGCGAAGGGACGGGGGGAACGGGGCGAGGGCTGCCGCTTCCTTGCTCGCGGCTTCCTTGACGTCAGCCGCGGTTTCGATCCCGCGAGAGACTTCGACCGGAATCGCCGCCTTCGAGTAGACCGCTTGTCCCAACTTCAGCGAC